CTCCAGACAAGCTCCCGACGCGTGCGAGTTCACGATTCACGAACGGTTGCTCCTCGAGATCGATCCCGAAGTAACTTCGGAGACGTCTCTCGAAAAGCTTGCCTAAGCCTAACTGAAAAAACATGTTAAGCGAGGGCTCCGTACAAATGACTCGTGATATGTCGCGTTTTTTGTCCACGAAAGACAGACGATTACCTGCCACTATGTCGACTCCGCCGTACTCGGCCATGCGATGCGATTCCGCTCGCGACCAAGTACTAGAGTTACAAACGTAGTGCTGATAGATAGTCCATAGACCCTCAGACGTGCTTGTGAGGCGGCTTGAAAAGAGCTTCGAATAGAAGTCCTTTCCAGTGGCCCCCAAACTTGCGCCCGGCCCAACACGACCAAGGTCTGCGACCTTTGCAGTGTCGGGCACGATAGAGTAACCCTTTGACGTGAAGAAATCGTACAATTCCTTACGGAACTGGCCGAACATCAACTCGTCTCCGGAGTTCTCTAGTCTGAGCTCCGACTCCTTGCAGCCTATATTAGATTGCAAGAAGAGATCCAGAGCTTTGGCATCTGCATCCTCGTTCTTCTGATCCTTAAATTTCTTAAGGACTGAAGCTAGAAGAGCAGTCGCTTGACGCTCAGGACCGGTTATACCGGGCCACTCCTCAAAACCGACTGTTAGATCGGTCTCAGGAAGCGACTCGGATAGGTCTTGGAGCAGGTAGGAATAAAGAGCATTGCTGTGAATCTTCACAAGTAATCTCCAATTCTCAGGGTAAGTATTTAGCCTTCATCGTCGAACACGACCTTGGGCTGAACGTCCGTGCGCAAGCGGTAGGAATACTCCGCGAGTTCACAGACTTTGTTCAGGACCGAGATCAGGTTGATGACAGCTGGACACTCAACACCATCATTGGATTTTTCCTCATGAAGATAGTTCATTATTTCTAATGCCCTATCGCTCATAGCGCCTGCGTCGTCCCAGGTGGCGAGAAGAGTCTCGTCAACTAGGCAGATCAGGTCAGCTTGGAGCCTTCGAGCCGTTGTAACGGCTTCGAGGTACGTGCGGTCAAACCTTCTGTTGGTGTGTGTCTTCACTGTTTCTCTTCCTTTTGTGTCGATTCCTCTTCGGACGATTCCTTAGAGGATACCTCTTCCCCACGAGCTGCGTCAACTTTCCCTTCCATATGGAAGTGATCGTATAAGCAGCCGTGAAGCTGAGGTACGAATGCCAAAACCAGGTACGTCAGGTACCGTTGTCGGATATCCATTTTCATGGACCTCCTAAACGATGCCGTCGATACA